AATATCCCATTACTGGCCCAGCACCGTACTTCTTTTCTAACGGCTTTCCGCTAAATGCCTGCTTGAAGTTATCTAAAATTCCCATCAACTAATCCTCCAGTTAATTTCTCCACGACTTTTACTCAATTCAGTCAAGCCCCAAACTAAAGAATCAAGTCTGTCTGGAGATGGATTTGGTCTTTCACCTGTGTATGTACACATTTGGCTTTCAAGCTCTGGGAAAATTCCACAATGATGGACCTTACCTTGTTCGTACAAAGAGGAAATTGGCTCTGCGCGAACTATTTTCCCTCTTGTTGCATGAACGCTTTTGTAATTTATTTGCGGATCAATGGTTCGTATTAATCGTTCTACCAAATCACCACCATTATTTACCTCCGCAATTATTTTATCTGCGCTAAATTTATGGAATAAATCAACCGCAAGATTCCCCCATTTATCAGGAGAATACCTACCAGAAGCATCTTCAAGAACATAATACTCGTTATTTTCTGATTTGCCCACAACAGTAATGCCTGTTTCGTCAGAATCAGCCCTAGCTGTTACTGCTGGATCAATCGCAACCACTATCTTTGAAAGATCGGGAATGTTTTTAACACGGTGCTTATCAATTAATTCATGCGACCATAATGCTCCATCTAATTTATCAATCAATTCTGCGTAAAGCTCTTGTTTCCCAAGAGTGGTCCCCTCGTATCGCTCTTTAAGCATTTGCAAGGTGCTGTCAGCAAGATTATCCGCGTTTTCAAATGTAGAACCTCTTGTAATCGCTATATCAGGACGATTCATTAGGCCATGAATGAGATTATTAGGTTTTGGAGTAGTCGTAATAACGCATCTTGGCTTTTCTCCAAGACGAAGAGCAAACATTAACTGATCAAATGCCTCTGGATAACGCCATGCGGCTAATTCATCGCACCATGCTCTATGAAACTGCGGCCCTCTTAATCGGTCTGGTTCTGTAGCCGAAAAGCCCATAATTTTGCTTCCGTTGTAAAGTCTTATTTCAGAAGCACTTGCGTTATATCCCTGACCTCTGCCAGTTAAAAGGCACTCTGGTGGGATCATCTTTAATATTCCAGAAACACCACCAAATGCAACTCGTCTCAAATCACCAAATGTCGGTGTAACAACAGCAACTTGCGTTTCGGGATTTCTTAAAGCATATAATGCGGCATCAAAAGCACCAGTTAGAGTTTTACCCCAACCTCTTCCGGCTAAGATGAGCCAAATATTCCAATCACCAACTGGTTTTATTTGTTTAGGTCTGGCTCTTTTTTCAATCCAATCAATGTAAAGGTTCGCTGTTCTCGCTTGACTTATGTTCCGCAAGCTCGTCAAGTTGGTCCATAATTGCTCTGAAGGCTTCTGGGTTGCTAACATCTGCGCTCACTTTATTTATTTCTTGGGCTTCGCCAAGTGCTAATTTTGCAATTTTTTGAGCATTTATGCTTGCATTGCTCAATTGGTTCAAAGCTGTGGGTTGTATTCCGTTGAATCTTGGATCATTTCTTTCGTTTTCTAATGCCCTTTGAAGTTGCCTTCCGCAAGTTTGAAGTATGCCCATTGCAATCTGAATACAAGAATCGTCTAGCCTTTTGCCATCTCGCACCATATTTTCCATGCGTTCAGCATCTAATTTAATTTGAAGCTCTGTCTGATAATTATTTTTCTGTTCTTGCCACTGATTTTTTGAACTAAATCGGTAAAGGGTCGCTCTTGAAACATCAAATTGAGACGAAAGCTGGTCAATCGTTGGGAATTGTCGCTTATTATTTTCATCTAAAACGCCATGTACAAATATATCTCTCAATTCTTTTTTAAGTTCGTCTGTTAATTTTCTAGCCATATCCGTTATCAGCCAATATCACTTAATTTCACTTAATAAATTTGGATCGTTTGCGACTATACCATAATTTTTATTTGTTTTACTAATTTTGTTATTTTCATCTAAGATAAGTTTTTGTTTCTTGAATAGGTGATAATCTACTTGATGATGTACCCTTCCATACTTGATTTTAACCTTAGAAACGTCTGGATGAACTTTAAAAAGCATATCGCTTTTTGCAGAGGTTCCTGTTACTGCGTATCGGTGTCCATCTAAAACCTCGCCTTCTTTATGATAAAATTCTGCTGTATTGCCGCCCTTTATAGTTTGGGTATTTAACTTATCCTGCATCCACATATTGAACTGAACCGTACACCATCCAGCTTTCAATAGATCAAGGCTCAAAATAGTATCTTCGTTATACCTTCCTCGCCAACGATACGACAATGAGTTCCTAATCAAATTACAGCTATATATTCGCGTATTAAGCACAAAAGGTGAAAGACCCTTGTGAGGAACAGCAAACATTGAATAATTCGGCCCCGCCATACCAATATTTTTGTAGCGCAATACAAAATTTTCCATCTGCGTCCAGATTGATCTAGCAATGGTTTTTATGCGAGTAGCTTTATACATCATCCGGAACATTTTTATATTATCGTCCATGACCCAATGCCATTCGTATCCCTTTTTAATTGAATGATCCCACGCAAAATTCCTAGCAGGGCCGGGTCCAGTTGATTTTGTTAGACCATATTCGTCACAGAGTTCGTAATCTTTTTTAAACTGATTATCTAAAACTAGGATTTCCGACGTAAGCTGATACTCTTGTATCGCTTTTTGGTATTTTTCTGCTTCTTGTTCTTCAACCACCAGATAATGATGCAACCCCATTTCAGTTAATGCTTTTGAGGTAATCATGTACTCAAACCGACCTTTTGTCGGGATATATAAGGGAAACCTATTGGCCTTCATCTTTGAAAAAAATATCTTTGAGGTTGCGATTTGGTTTGTAAGGGAAATTTATATGCTTCGTTTTATCTGTGAAATCTTGGCCTATCAATTCAAAAAAATCAGAAACAGACTTTTCATCTTCAAAATTGATTGTCATTTTACGAAATGCTGGGCTTTCTACATCCCATTCTGGCATTCCTTGCCATTCTACTCCTGTGTCTGTTATTCCAAGCTGTCTTTCAAAAAATATTGAATCAAGTTCTAATTTTTCAAATCCAGTCAAATCAATGTGAAACTCGTCTAGATCATCAAGCAACTCTTTTAGTGCGTCATAATCCCAAATGGCTTTTTCTGCAATTTTATTATCTGCAATAACGTAGGCTTTTTTTTGTTCTTCTGTCCAACCGCGCGCAATTAAAACAGGAACCTGCAACATTCCCTCTTCTTTTGCGGCCTCTAGCCTGCCGTGTCCAGCTATCACGTTACTTTCTTCGTCTATCAAAATTGGTATGGTAAATCCCCAAGATCGGATACTTTCACGAATTTTTTTTATTTGTTCTGGGGGATGGAATTTTGGATTGTTTTTGAAAGGCTTTAATTTTTCAATGTCTTTTATTTCAGATTCAGTTATTGCATTTTTCACTTTAAATTCCTTAGACTGACCTCTTTAGATCGTTCGGTTTCCCATTTAGCTTCTGCTAATCTAAGTATACGTTTTGCTTTTTCTGCTTCAATGTTTGTTTGTTGGACGCTGATATACCTGTCTTTCCATTCTTTTTGACTTCTTACAGCCGCTTCTGCCATCACAGCACTGATCTTCTGTCCATCACATATTGCCTTCTTGCTTGCCGCCTCAAAAGATTTAAAAAAACCATCAACCTCAGCGGCATGAAGAGCTTTAATTTCCCAATCATTTATTGCCTTTTCCCATCCTTCAATGCAAACATCTAGTGAATTTTTTTGATCTTCTAATGAGTATCCTTTCATAGTTTACGCTCCAGAGACCTTATCTGTAAAATGTCTTGTAAAACATTCCCATTTATTTGTGCGGCTCCATATCTCAAAACACGCCACCCCAAACAAACAGCCGCATTATATTTTTGCATATCACCGATATAACCTCGGCCTCTTGTATGTCTGCCTTGGCTGAATAAACCTCCTTCTACCTCAATCGCAATTTTTTGCTCTGGCCAAGCAAAATCAAAACGCCATTTTCTGTCAGGATGAAATTTGAATTCTTGCTTGAACTCGTACCCTTCTGACCTCAAAAGATATTCCATTTCTATTTCGCCAACTGATTTTTTCATACGCTTGCGGCATCTTCAAATCTGTAACACCTTGAATTGTAATAAAAAACAGCTTCGCCAATTTGACCATACAAACCTTGTTCTCTTATCTTTCTGGTTATAACTCTCATAGTATCGCTTTCAAAGTCTCTGTGTATTGTTATAACTGCATCGGCTTGATTTGACCAATGTGCCGCACCAGATATGTCATAAGCTGTCGGGGGTGCATAGCCTCCGCTCTCCTGCTTGGGCATTTTCGTAGGATGTGCGACAACAAATGTAGTCACATCCATCAACTTAGAAAACCGCTTGCATTCACTAATGAAGTTCTTGATGTGTTCATCTTCCCTCTGTGATCCCCTTCGGCTCGCATCCACCTCATTGTATGGGTCTATCACCAAACAATCACAACCGAATTTCTTAATAGCCCCTCTTGCGGTATCTAAGATCCTTTGAATGTTTGGAGTGTGTTCGCGTGTCTCAATAAAAAAGAAATGTTCATTTATAAAGTTCATGGCCAAGGTCAGTTCATTTTCAGACATTCTGCCATGTATGTTGGGGTCAAAAGATTTCCCCGAATACATCATTGCCAAGCGGCGAATGTGCATTTTCGTAGAGTGTTCCGGCGAAAATAGAGCAAATTTCCATTTATGTTTCTTAGCTAATTCTATTAAGCATTGATCTAAAAATGACGATTTACCATGATTCGGGATACCTGTCCAAACATGGAAAGTCCCTCGCATTATTTTATAAATCTTGTCTAGCGACTCATAACCGATCTCTACTGGCTTATCAAAGTTTCCACTGTATAGATCAAAAACATCATTCACATATGCGTAAGCGTTGTATAAACCGTCCACTGGGTAGGCTCTAGCGTTTT